ACTCCCCGAGGCTGAGCGGCGCGCGAAACTAGAGGGAGATTGGTCGACATTCGAGGGTCAGGTATTCAACGATTACCGAGAGGAGAATTTCCCCGGGGAACCGGAGAACGCGCTGCACGTTATCGCACCGTTTCCAATACCTGAATGGTGGCCACGGTTCCTAGCGATCGACTGGGGCTACACGGCCATGACCTGCGCGCTCTGGGCCGCTCTGAGTCCCGATGACCGACTTTATGTTTATCGGGAGTATTGCATCAAGGAAGCAAAGACCATAGAGTGGGCAACCGAGATCGGGAATCTTTCACGGAATGAAAAGTTAACCGATGTTGTGATGTGTCGTTCAGCATGGGCCAACCGGGGAGAAGGGCACACTCAGGTAGATCAATTCAGCCAATATTCAGGCTTGGCCGCGAGACAGGCGGAAAACGACCGAATAATCGGGAAACTGATGATTCAGGAGTACCTGAGGTGGGATAACAGAGTGAAAGACGCGCCCGAGCCATTCGACATCGACGTAGCGAAGGATATTTTGATAAAAAGAGGCCCGGATGCTTATCAGGGCTATCTAAACTCCTACAAAGAGAAGAAAAAAGAGATAATCCCCAAACTCCAGATATTCAAGAACTGTGTAGTCCTCAGGACGACGATCCCGCTCTGTATTTACGACAAAAAGTCCCAAATCAGTCAGAAACCCGCGGAAGACGTGAAGGAATTCCATGGAGATGATCCATACGACGCGCTCCGCTATCTCGTTTGTTCAGCGAACAATTACCTAGGCATGATTGGCTCAGAGGCGGCCCAAAGAAGCGCGCAGGATCTTGTTATCCGAGATTTCCAGAAGAGTGGGGACTGGACATCCTACTACCGGAGAATGGAGCATTTGGAGAACGTAAGTTTCAATTACGAGCCTATGCCCGTCCCCAAGTCCAGACTTAGGAGATTTAGGTGAGAAAAATTCGGGAATTCTTATCGAGACTCATCCAACGAGAGCTTCAGCCCCTCCTGACCGCGGAAATTGCAAACACCGCAGCGGTTGGTAAACTAATCGCGGAAATTTCTCTACTCAGAGAGCAGATTGCTCAGCGACCGTTGATCGATGAGCAAACCGCGGGAATGGTCGATCCAACGCCCGTCCCTAAGACTAGCAAGAGCTGGATGCGGCGGAAGCAGGAACTAGAATTGGCTGATATGAGACAGGAATTGGAAAATGAAGCTCGACGGCTTGCAGAAAGAGCGGGTTAAAACAATGCCTCTCAAGAAGGGCGGAGGAAAGAAAGTTATCAGCGAGAACATTCGGGAGATGATGGCATCTGGTCATCCTCAACGTCAAGCTGTAGCTGCTGCAATGAGCACGGCGCGGAAATCTAAGATTGGGGGAATGGGACATGAGAAAAACAAAAAAGGAAAAGAAGGTCAAAAGTGAAGAAACTAAGAATCCCAAAGGTCGGGCCAAAGCTGAAGATAAAAAAGCCCCATCTTCCAAGCGGCCCGCATTTGAGGACTGGAGAGACTAACAAGTTCCAGCGCGGGCTTGAGATGATGGGCCTCGGGCGCCAGAGGAAAAACTACTGATGCGTAGGCACAGGCTAGATAGAGAGTATCTCCAGGGAGTGGTCAAGCTATACTCCCATGTAGATGAGAATGGATGTTGGTTGTGGACTCGATCTAAACATTCTTCAGGTTATGGAATACTCAAGATAGACTATAGGCAGTATCGGGTTCCTCGACTTTCCTTGTGGGCTTTTGGTAAGTTGGGTGAATTAGATGATGAGTCTGTAGTCTCACGTCATAAGATGGATATTTGCAAGTCACGAGCGTGTGTGAATCCCGACCACTTGGAAATAGGAACACCACGTGACAATATTATGGATTCCTTGAAGTATGGAGAGGATAATGTTGCTGCATTGAACTCTGTTAAGGAGTTCTGTAAACATGGTCATCTTTTCGACGAAGGAAATACTATATACCGTCATGGCAATAGCGGTGTCATGAGGGAGTGTAGAACCTGTAGGAACAGTGCTTAGATATGACCCCTGCTCCTAGCGATCTGGGTACTAATCTTCCACCGGACGCGTCTATAATCGACCGTGCGAAGAAAGATAAAGACCCTAATAATCACAATTTACCGCAAGAGCTGAAGGATTGCTTAAAATTCCTTGTGGAGAAATATGAAAAAGAAGATAGTTGGGTCCGAAAGCAACAAATTAAGCTCTGGAAGAAGAATGAAGAGTTTTGGCACGGAATTCAGTTTATCTTTTGGTCCGAAACCAAACAGGATTGGATGGCGCCAATCGGCACTAGCGGCCTCAGGTGGTTCGCTGAGACAGAGGGACGAGAGGGCAGCGAGGGGCCGTTCTACGATTTCGTCGTCAACATATTCAAAGCTCACGGAGAAGCAATCATCGCGGCCCTCAGTGCCCAAGTACCAGCAGTCCGATTCCCCCCAGACAACGCAGAAGACGCCGACGACGTTCAGACCTCCAGGACTTATGGGAAGATAGTCGATCTCATTTGTCGGCATAATCAGGTCAAGCTTCTTCAGTTCGCCAGCCTGTTTGTTTTGTGGAATCAGGGCTTGCTAGCTTGGTACCACGCGCCGAAGGCTGACAAAGCTTTTGGGATGGTCAACATTGAGACTTATAAAAAGGTCTTGAGCTGCCCGTCCTGCGGAGAATCAGCTCCCGTGGATGATGAGGAAGACTTGCTCGAAGGTCTGCACAACTGTAAAAACTGCGGCGCGCCCATGGAGATCGCGACGGTTCTGGATGGCTTTCAAGAGAGCCCGAAGACTCGGGTCATGATAGACACTTTCGGTGGCTTGCATGTCAAGGTTCCGTATTGGGCGCGCAAGCAGGGAGATTGTAGCTATTTGATAAAGGCCCTCGATCAGCCAAAGCCATTCCTGAGATCAATCTACGAGCATATCGAGGATAAGATCGAGAATGATGAAGGAGACGCTCAGGCATATGAACGAATGGCTAGAACTCCCTCAAGCTACACCGCTTTCTCCAGGTCGGATGATAATCGAGATCTTGCCACTCACAAACAGGTATGGATGCGGACTTGGGCATTTGAGGGACTCCCTAAGGAAAAGGAAAAAGAGAAGAAGCGGTTATATAAACTATTTCCAAGTGGGGTTTATGTTGCTTTCGTTGGGAATACGTATGCTGAAAGCCGCGACGAAGACATGGATAAGTACTGGACACTCGCCAAGAGTGGTCTTAGCACGTATATTCATAGCGACGCAATTGGGCAGCCCCTCATTTCGATACAAGAACTACGAAATGTATTGGTCAATATTACCGCTGAAACAATCGAGCAGGGAATCGGAAGCATGTTCGCTGACTCATCAGTCCTGAACTTCGATGTTTATTCTAAGCACGAGGCGCGCCCGGGAATGGCTTATCCCGTTCATCCGAAATCCGGGCAGAGCCTAAAAGATGCCTTCTTCGAGGGCGGGCGCGCCACGTTGAGCAAAGAGGTCGGGGATTTCTTCAATAGATTGGATCAGGACTCGCAGTTTTCTGTTGGTAGTTATCCAGCGATCTACGGCGGGCCGAGTGAAGGCTCATCTCGGACATTGGGAGAATATCAGCAATCTCGGCAGTATGCGCTGCAACGGTTGCAGATCGTTTGGAATCTATTTCAGATCTTCTGGGCAAAGCTAATGGAGAAATGCGTTCATCTGTACGTCGAGAACATGATCGACGATGAGCGGTTTTCAACTCCCGACCCGGAAAACAAGAACAATTACGTAAATGTATGGATCAGGAAAGCCGAGATGACGGGGCACGTTGGGGAGGTCGAACCGGAACCCAGCGAGCAGTTCCCGATGAGTCTACCACAGAAACAGGCGATGTTCTTCAAGTTTCTGGAACTCAACAGTCAGGTGATCACGGGGATATTAATGGACCCCGCGAATCAGAGGATGGTAGCGGACCTGACGGGATTCTTGGATCTGACTATCCCGACCGAGGATCAGCGAATCAAGCAGAATGTCGAGATCGACGAGATCTTGAACGGGCAACAGATTCAGCCTGAGGCGCTCGTGGATGATCATCAGGTTCATATGCAGACCCTCAAGGAGTTTCTCGTCAGCTCCAAGGGAATCGATCTCCAGAGGACCAACCCTCAAGGGTATCAGGCGTTAACTCAGCACTTGAGCGCGCATCAGCAAATAATCACGCAAATTCAGCAGGCTGCTACTCAGGCGCAGATGCAGCAAATGCAAGCCATGTACACTCAACGAGAAATGGCGCGGGAGTCGGCTCGGGCACAGGGCAAGATGGCGGCGGACAAGTCGAAAGAGCAAATCAAGACTCAGGAAGAAGTTAAGCGCGGGCTTGCTGAACGGCTGATCAACCCGCCACAAGTCGCGGTCCCAAGGAACGGAAAATAAAATGTTGAGAATCGTAGCAATAACATTTGCCGATACTGCTGTACATTCACTGTCGAGTTTACTGCCAGCATTACCGGCGGGCGCGATTCAGCCAACTAACGTTAACTTCTTAGCTATTAGGGCATCAGATGCTAACTCGGGAGCGGTCACGGTTAACGTGGGAGGAGTTAATAATGCAACTGACGGATTTCTGGCGGTTGCCAAGGGTGATCCGACATTCGTTATTGATTCATCGAGAAACTCAATCGCGCTCAAGGAAATCTTCATGAAATCCGCGGTGGGCGCGATTGTGGAAGTCGTTTTAGACAATATTTAAGGGAGAAAGGAAGCTATGACTACTTATCCAACGGGAGTTACGGTGGGACAGAATCAGCAAGTCCCCCCGAGTCTGTGGTATCTCTTCAACACATCGGCCAATTGCACAACGATGCTCACGACCATCCAGGCCGCGACGACTCCAAGCCCGGGGACCAATACCAATATGTATATCTATGATCCGGGCTATGGTTTCGTGTATGCAAACCCAACTGCACCAACCGTGGCTTGTTACCGATACGACTGTTATGGATCACCAGCCGCGGGATTGAGCGCGCCCGGGTCAATATTTATGCAGGAGAATGTCGCGGAGATTATCGACCGGCAAACAGTTCCCAATGCGGTGAAGAACGACATGTACGTGGCTGGTCAGGGATCTCCCGTTCTAAAAGTGCGGAAGGATTCACCGGTATTCGGGCACCTGTATTGGACATATGCCAGCAATCCTTATCCAACAGCGATGGACGAATTGCGCGCGCAAGTTGAGGAGCAGTTGCCGTTACCTGAGCCTAAACCCGAGCCTGAGCCTGAGAAGCATGGTCTGGGTTGGTTGCACGATAAGAAAGAGCACGACAAGAAAGAGCACGAGAAAGAAACGGCGCACAAACATTGAGATTCCTCATTTACAGCAAGTATGGGGAGGGCGCGGGGCTTGGGCTTCGATTGGAGCAGGAGGGGAATACTGTAGGTTTGTACATCAAGGAGCGAGAGTATCGAACGGTTTACGACGGTATCTTAGATAAGGTCGGCATACGGGATATCGATGATGAGACGATTATTGTTTTCGACTCTTCTGGGATGGGCTCGGAAGCTGATAAACTCAAGAGGTCGGGACACAAGGTATTCGGCGCGGGGAAGTTCCAGGATAAGCTAGAGAACGATCGAGAGTTCGGGCTTGAGTTCATGCAGGAGCACGGAATAGAGATTCCTGCGTCACGGAAGTTCGAGAGCACAAGCGACGGCTTAGATTTTATTGTGGATAATAGGGGAGACTATATTTTTAAGCCATCTGGAGACTTACCTTCCAAGCTCACATACAAACCTTGTGACCCCGATGATCTCGCGCATTACATGGAATTTGTTGATAAAAACTACGACATCGAGAGTTTCATTCTGCAAGAATGCATTGAGGGGACCGCGTTGAGTACCGAATTCTTCTGCGGCAAATGGGGATTCGTGGAACCCGCGACTCATACGATAGAGATCAAGAAATTCATGAATGACAACCTTGGTCCCTCGACAGGCTGTTCTGCTAACACGATCTGGGAGGCGGAGAGAAACGATATCGTTGATAAGCTGAAGAAGATCGAGGATGATATTCTCGATCAGGGCTATATTGGGCCTATCGATCTCAATGTTATGGTTGTTGATGATCAGTTTTATGGGCTGGAATGGACACCGCGCTTCGGTCTAGATGCAATGCCGACTTGGTTACAGCTGACCGATGAGGACGTGGGTCAGACTATCTCGGATCTCATCGATGGGAGTGTGGGTAAGATTAGCTTGCGGAGCGGGTTTGCCTCGGGAGTGCGGGTGAGCATTCCGCCATTTCCAATCGAGCCACATAATTTGAAGGTGATTGAGAGGGAACAACCGAATTATGGAGTTCCAATCCGAGGATTTGAAGATAACGAATCAAAAGTCTACTTATACGAAGTTCTTAAATCTGACGGTGTCCTATACCACAGCGCAGGTACAGGAGCAATCGGAGTCGTATCTGACGTTGCTGATACGATTGCCAGCAGCTTTAACGAGCCTTATAGAATACTTGAAAAAGCCAAAATCCCCGATAAGCAGTATCGAACAGACGCGGCGAAGGTAATCGGGGGAATGCATAAGAAGGTTAAGGAGATGGTTTATGCCTGAGATCGAAGGCTCGACGACTGATATTTCGGATGATATTGCTCTCTTGGAAGAGGGGGAGGAAGGAGGTGCGCCCGAGGAAAAAGAAACGTCCGAAATTCAATCGGGGGTGCCCAACGAAGGCGCTCCCGATAAAGACGAGCCAGAAGCTGAGCCTGAAACCGAAGAGAAGCCATACGAAGTCGCGCACCCGTTCAACCGACCTTCGATAAAACAAATCAACGAGAAGTATCCAGAGATTTTCAAGACATTCCCGAGCCTCAGAGACATGTATTTTCGGGAGGCCGAGTTTTCCAAGGTATTCCCTACTATCGACGACGCGCGGGAGGCCTCGAAAGATGTTGAGATATACCGGGGTCTAAGATCGAGTTTGGAGCAGGGCAAGAACGATGATCTGTTCAAGTTTCTGGATAACGAGAAGCTATTGGAAGAATTCGCGCCGCAGATCTTCCCGAGTTTGGTGAGGACAAGGCCCGAGGCTTTCTGGTCGGCCGCGAATCCATTCATCGAAGATATTTGCCGGAATATGTTCAACAAGGGCGTGAAGGATGGGGATCAGAACATCCAGAACGCGGCGCGCCATCTTGCAGAATTCTTTTTTGGCGATCTGTTGGTCGCTGAGGGGAAAAGAACATTCGTAAAGCAGCCTGATCCTGCGAGAGCCGCAGAATTGAAGGCGAGTGAGAAATACGACAACGAGCGATATCTGACATTTCGGAGTGGCGTAGCAGGATCTATCCAAAGCGAGATGTCGAGATTAATAAACGAAGGTGGTAAGTTAGACGGTTTGAGTCCATTTTTGCAATCCGTTATTGCCGATAAGATCATTGAAAATGTCGGTAGTACATTACAGTCCGATACCAACCATATCAAGTATATGGACAGTTTGTGGGATC